CTTATGCTGATATAGTGGCTTGAGCGCGCCGGGGCAGTGACGTTGTCGGCAAACACGGATGGCATTGCTATCCGCTTCACACAAGAGCAGAAGGCGCTGGTTGAAAAAGTAGTCAGCCGGTTCAGTGCGGCGTCTGGGTTCGCGTTTGAGTATACCTATTACCGCGCCCTTGCTATAAAAGACGTCAATAACTATATTGCGGTAAAGGGGGATCGGACTCTTAAAGTGAAAGGTATTTATGCGCCGCTTTCTCTTAAGAAAAATCCAACAGCCCAGGTTGCAGCGGATGCGGTTGGAGCATGGTTGGCAAGCGGTACACCGCTTGAATTTACTATTAAGAACGCACCGTTCACCGACTTCATCAGTGCCCGTAACGTAACCGGCGGGGGTCAGCAGCTCGGCGTTTATTTGGGAAAAGTAGTGCGTTGGTATCAATCAACAGAACTCGGGGGTGAGTTTATTAGATACGCTACCAACGGTAACAAAGTCCCTAAAACCCAGGGAGCGAAAGCCAGCATGACGCTGACTAATAAAACGGCTCATCCGGAAGATCTTGATTATGATTGGTACATTAGAGACGCAATAAAGATCGCGATGGCAGTTGGCTGCTCGCCATATCTTACCCCAGAGCAGTTGGCTCTTGTAGCCCCCCCACCTAAGAAAATAAGGAAACACGATAATGGAAAAAGGTAATGAACGCACGGTCTATGTAGTACAGGTAGACCATAATAAAGACCTCTCTGACGCTAAGAAGTATGGCGCTTTACGAGCGGTTTTCGGTAATCCACGTAAGCCGTACGACACGGCGAGCATGTTGGCTAAGGCACGCCGTGCCACGAATGACTGGCAGCCGGGGGATCACCTGCTGATGATTGGAGATCCCACACTGTGCGCAGTATGCATGGCTGTTGTTAGTGAGAATAACGACACTATCAATGTTTTAAGCTGGGACAGGAACTCGTTCTCTTATCAGCCCCAGCTGTGGGAGTTTAGTAGAGCGGGTCTCAATTACGACGATGATGAAGAAGATGAAGATGATTTTGAAAACGCAGACGATTAACCACTATAACTTAGAGAGGATAGTATAATGTCAAACTGGCAAGACGTTTTGAAAAAAGGCAAGCAAACCGTACCCCCGCGTATTTGTATTTACGGGGGGCACGGCATAGGTAAGTCCACACTAGCTAGTAAGTTCCCAGCGCCTATTTTTATAAGCACCGAGGACGGGATAGACTCACTAGACGTGACTAGTTTCCCAAGGGCAACAAAAGTTCAGGACGTGGTCGAGAACATTAAAACGCTCATAAAAGAGGAGCATAAGTTCAAGACCGTGGTCATTGACTCCGTTGACTGGCTCATAGAGCCGTTAATTGTAACAAATGTTGAAGCGTCTCACGACGTTAAAGATCTAGCCTACGGCAAGTCTCAGATGTTCGTTGCAGAGGAGTTCAGAGAGATCTTGCAGGGGTTGGACGTACTGCGTCACAAGCGTGGTATGAACGTCGTTTTGATAGCGCACGCAGCGGTTGTCAAGTTCGAAGACCCACGCACCGAGCCGTACGACAGGTACCAGCCGAAGCTGCCTACTCGCTGCAACGCTCTCCTGCAAGAGTGGGCCGATGTATTGGCATTTGCTGCGTTCAAAGTGATCATAAAGAAAGCGGACGCGGGTTTTAACGCTACAAAGAGTCGTGGTGTTACCACTGGCGAGCGCCTGTTACACTTTATTGAGAACCCTGCGTTTGCTGCAAAGAACCGTTACACTTGTCCGGAAGAGATCGAGATGACAATTGAAAATCTCGAAAAATTAATCCCCATCGCTAAATAACTGGAGTAGTATAGAATGGCTAAATTTGGATTTGACACAACAGGCGTAGAACCCGCTACAGGTGTAACCGGCGGCTCTTATGATCCGATTCCTGAGGACGAGTACACGCTGAAGGCTCTTGAGGCTGAAGAAAAAGACACTGCTGCGGGGACAGGAACTTACATAAAAGTTAAGTTCGAGGTCGTTAAGGGTGAGTTCGCTGGTCGTTGGATTTGGCAGAACTTCAACATCAACAACCCGAGCGAGAAAGCGCAACGTATAGGGCGTCAGCAGATGGTGGCGTGGGCTACTGCGTGCGGTAAGCCTGACGCAGACGACACTGACAGGCTGCTTGACAAACCCTTCAGCGCGGCGGTGAGTATTGAGAAGGGCACCGGCGGCTACGCTGATAGCAACCGTATTAAGGCTTTTCTGTTCAATCAAGAAGCCCCTGCTAAAGCAGCACCGAAAGCCCCGGCTAAATCTCCGGCAGCCCCCGCCGCTGGCAAGTCCGCTAACCCTTGGGATTGAGTCATGGTAGCCATACCGCCTAAACCAGAGCAGGATATCATTAACCGAGTCTACTCGGCTATTGAGAAAGAGACGTCGTCAACTGACCTCTACCTCGGGCGGCTTGGCTCGTCTTTTATAGGTGAAGAGTGCATACGTCAGATTTGGCTGGACTGGCGCGGGTTCGCCCGCGAAGGTTTTGGCGGACGTATGCTTCGGCTGTTTGAGACGGGACACCTGCAAGAGGAGCGGATCGTAGATGATCTGCGCCGCGCAGGGTTGGCCGTGTGGGACAAGCAGGAAGATGGTAAGCAGTTTGAGTTCATAGACGAGACCGGCCACTTTATCACCAAGATGGACGGGGTGGTTAAAGGGGTGCCGGATTCTGAAAAAACTCCGTATGTTCTTGAAGTTAAAACGCACAACCAGAACAGTTTTAGCGGGGTCGTAAAGAAGGGTATTCAGGACTCTAAACCGTTACACTACGCTCAGGTGCAGATAAGTATGGCATTGGGCGGGTTTACCCGTGCGCTTTACGTCGCTGTCTGTAAAAACGATGAGCAGTTTTACGTTGAGCGCGTCAAAGAAAACAAAGAAGAGCAAGAAAAGTTGAAGCAGAAAATCATTAAGCTGGTTGAGGCGCGTCTGCGCCCTGCCGGTATTAGTGATGACGGCAGCAGCTTTGGGTGTAAGTTCTGTAGTATGAAGGCGGTTTGTGTTCGTGAGGCCGAACCCTTGCGACACTGCCGTACCTGCTCTATGGCTACACCTACTCCGGCAGGAACGTGGACTTGCGAACTCAACAAGGAAACTCTCAGCTTAGACGCCCAGCGTGCAGGCTGCGAACATTACGAGGCGCTATGATTACAATCGGTATTGACCCAGGGTTAAGCGGCGCTATCGGCGTTCTACTTGACAACGCTTTTGTAGCCGTGGAAGATATGCCGATTGTAATTAAAGGCGGCTCAGGTGTTGTAAAGAACGAAGTAGACCCCGCCGGGTTGATCACCTTGCTCAGGCGATACGTTACCGCTGAGGAAGCGGCATGCGTTGCGCTTGAGCGGGTGAACGCCATGCCCGGCCAGGGGGTGTCATCTGTGTTCAGCTTAGGGGACAGCTTCGGCTCTGCCCGAGCTTCTATTGCGGGGTGCCGTTTTGAAACCGTCTACATCACCCCCACGCAGTGGAAAAAACACTTCAAACTAACTAACGACAAAGAGCAGAGTCGGGCGCTTGCGATACGCATGTTCCCTGCAGCGCCGCTCAACCTGAAAAAGCATTCCGACCGAGCTGAGGCGCTGCTCATGGCTCGCTGGCTTTACGAGACGAGGTATAAATGATTAAGACACATGTGAGCGGTATCCCCTGCCAAGCAGAAATGACTGGCGGGCATTACCAAAAGCCGGACTACACAACCTGGGCTAGTGACATAGACTACTACGGCGGGTGGTTTGACGTAGAGTTTGAAATCTACGACCGTAAAGGGTATCGAGCTAAATGGTTAGAAAATAAACTGTCAGAAAACGATTTTTCGAGAATAACGGCAGAACTACTGGAGAACAATAATGGAGATTTTTGAAGCCAACTGCCCTTGGCATATTCAAATTAATAGCTTGTTTATTGCGCCAGGGCGCGTACCCAACACCGGAACGGTCTGGTTGGGAGAAATTAACGGGAAGCAGGGCTGCGAGATTAAAACAGACGAGCTGGCCGAAGTGCTACTTGAGTTTTACAACCGAACGATTAATGCGCGAGAAAATTAATGACGCCGGCGGGGAACATCAAAACAGGCACTAAGCGCAGCGTTTGTTTTGATGAGTCTACACGAGAATCCCCGATACTCATCTGAGCGCCTCACGCTGCCTTGCAATGTCGGCTTCAATGTCTGGGCCTGCCATTACGCCCCCCGGCACCCGCCTAGAGTCCGCTTCAATGTCTGCCGGCGCGCCGCCGGTGTATATCGGAGACGGAGGGTACGCGGTGTTCAAGCCCATAACCACCCCAGCTTCTGCCCGATTAAATGTAGCAGCAGCGGTGGCGGCTCCAGCGCTTTCTTTCTCCAAGAATCTGACGGCTGCAGCAACCTCGTGCGGATCACTCGAGACCAGCAGTTTGGCGACTCGCTCGGCAACCTGGTCGCTGATGCTGGCGTTAGACACTAGGTTAGCCGCCATGTTGGTCAG